CAAATACGGATTACCGGGAAAACCGGTCCATGATACTGTCCGGTTTATCACTTTGGGAGAAAGGCAGTCCGCTGCATAAATCTACGCAACAGGTTAGAACCCAAGGCCCGATACGGCATGCGGACTGCAGGCAGAGAAAACTGGCCGATTTTCTCTGCACTGGAGGGATAATACAAGGCCTGATAAGCGAAGCGCATCAGGCATTTTTGCTTCTGTCATCGGTTTCAGGCTAAAGGAATCTGCCTTTTTCCGAAATCATTAATACAGTTTTTTCGCGCAGTCCAGCCAGTCGCCTTTGAACGGACGCTTCATGTTTTCGATAGCGTCGATGATGTCGTGGTGAACCAGCTGTTCGTTCTGGATACCTACGCAACGACCGCCGTAACCTGCCAGCAGCAGATCGATAGCGTAAGCGCCCATACGGGAAGCCAGAATACGGTCGTAAGGCACCGGAGAACCACCGCGCTGGATGTGGCCCAGCACAGTTGCGCGGGTTTCACGACCGGTTTCTTTCTCGATGAAATGCGCCAGTTCGTCAACATCACACATATGTTCGGTAATCGCCACGATCGCGTGTTTTTTACCTTTCGCGATACCCGCTTTGATTTCGTTTACCAGATCTTCACGGCTGAATTCAACTTCCGGAACCACAACGAATTCACAGCCACCGGCAATGGCCGCAGCCAGGGTCAGATCGCCACAATAACGGCCCATCACTTCCACCACGGAAATACGCTGGTGAGAAGAAGAGGTGTCACGCAGACGGTCGATCGCTTCTACAACGGTGCTCAGCGCAGTGAAGAAACCGATAGTGTAGTCAGTGCCTTTGATGTCGTTGTCGATAGTGCCCGGCAGACCGATGCACGGGAAGCCCATTTCGGTCAGACGCATTGCACCCATGTAGGAACCGTCACCGCCGATAACCACCAGCGCGTCGATACCACGTTTTTTCAGGTTTTCGATAGCCACGGCGCGGATGTTCTCGTCGCGGAATTCCGGGAAACGCGCAGAACCGAGGAACGTACCGCCACGGTTGATCATGTCAGACACGCTGTAACGGTCTAGCTGTACCATACGGTCTTCATACAGACCCAGATAGCCGTCATAAATACCCATTACTTCCAGACCTTCTGTCAGCGCAGAACGAACAACCCCGCGAATTGCGGCGTTCATTCCTGGCGCATCACCGCCGCTTGTCAACACACCGATTTTCTTAATCATGACTACCTCTGAACTTTGGAATGCAAAATGAAATCTGTTGCCGGAAGTCTTCTTGCACATCGAAGTGATCCAACGAATGTGCAAATAGTATAACAATCACTTCCTGCTGAATTGATTCAGGTCAGGCCAAATGGCGGTATTTTATACACAAAATGCGGGTCTGGCTCTCTTTTATACTGATTATGAAAGCATAGACCGTTTACCCTCCCTGGGTACGACGGAACAGGGGTCCTGATGGATAATTACATCCGATCCCGGAAAACGCCGTAAAATAGCCTGCTCTACCTGATCCGCCACCATATGTGCCTGAACCAAAGGCAGAGAGTCTTCCATTTCCAAATGAATCTGAATAAAGCGGGTCGGCCCTGACTGCCGCGTGCGAAGATCGTGAGCGCCGCTAACACCCGGCCAGGAAGTCACGATATCAATAATTTCTTGCCGTTCCTCATCAGGCAATGCGCGATCCAGTAATGACTGTACCGCCTCATATCCCATGCGTAACGCGCTATATAAAATATAGATGCCGATTCCCAATGCAAACAGAGCATCGGCGCGATGCCAGCCGTACCAGGACAACCCCAGCGCCAGCAGAATTGCGCCGTTCATCATAACATCAGACTGGTAATGTAGCATATCAGCCCGCCCCGCCTGGCTTTGCGTCCGCCTCACCACCCAACGCTGAAACGAGACAAGGATAATCGTACAAATTAGCGCCACAATTGTCACGATAACCCCGACGCCTGGATCTGTCATCGGTGTTGGAGATATCAGATGTTGAATACCCGTCAAAAACAGGAATAGTGCCGAACCGGAGATAAACATACTTTGCGCCAGCGCCGCGAGGGACTCAGCTTTACCGTGACCAAACGAGTGATTATCGTCGGCAGGTTGCAGGGAATATCGCACCACCAATAAATTCGTCAACGACGCGCCGATATCCACCAGCGAATCCACCAGCGCGGCGAGAATACTCACCGACCCGGTATACCACCATGCAAAAATTTTAATCAGCAATAGCAACGAAGCCATCGCCGTCGCAGCAATCGCCGCCCAACTGACCAGCCGTCCATAAGATTGATTCATAAATACTCCCGCTATCAACTGACGCTAGTATAACGGAAGCAAATCATCTGCAATGCATTAAGCAGCAGGCAAATTGAGGATAAAAAAAAACCCCACATCATGTGGGGGAAGACAGGGATGGTGTCACAAAAAAGCACCTAACCTGATGATATAAATGGATTTATATCAAGCACTGTCCACATAGCGTCCACATCGACCATAAATAAGCCCCTCAACTGAGGGGCTATTTTTGTGATCACATCCACATAATTTGCTGTCCTGATGGTAACGGGTGCGGCCTTACGGCGTGGACTTCTCCCGGCTTCACGATGTATCGCTGTACCGACTCATAAGTGATGAACGTGGCGCTGCAATTCACGTTCTGACACTGGTGATAACGCTCTTTTGTCGTGTCAGTGATATAGCGGCTTGTACGCGCATGTGCGGCATGCTGGCATAAAGGACAATGAAACATCGCGAGCACCTCTTCCGGTTTTGTTGATGGTGCCATTTTAGTTAATTTATCCTTATAAAACAAATAGATAAAATAAAAACATCACTCATCATCTTCGGTTTCGTACTCCACATCAGAAAGCCTGACCTCAAGCTCTAAGGACGTCGTGAAGCCGCTATTATTCAGAAAATGTGTCACCTTAGTGATTGTCCAGTCCTGCTCGTCTATGACGCGCTTAAAGCCTGACACTTTAACCGGTGTTTCCGTGTAAATATCTGCCCGACCGGTAGCCAGGCTGATGGAGAACTCCGCCACACCCCGTTGCAGTTTATCCCACTTCGCCTGAGCGGCGCGCATGGCCTGTGCTTTCGTGGCATATACCGTGGTCAGTGCAAAAACGTTGTCAGCCTCACCGGCCATGTATTCACCTTCGCGCGCTTCCGGTACTTTTGGCGCTTTCTTCTGCGTGACTGGTTTCGCTTTCGGGTGCTCCAGTGCGCGCAGGTGTTTCTCTTTCTTTTTGCGTTTCAGTTTTACCTTCTGCTTTTGCGGCTTCGGGTCTTTGGTGTGAAGCCACTTTGCCGTTACGCCGGTATAGGCTCCACGGTCAGCAATCGCAAAATGATGGCGGTCGCCGTCGCTGCGGGTTATGGTGACCTGCGGGACTTTTTTACCGCTGGCCGTCACCCCCTGCCCCGCTTTGAGAAACAACAGTTTTCCCATTTTTACCGACACCTCACCGCCGTTGCGTTCAGCAAGGCGGGTCAGGAATTTTGCATCAGACTCCTGCGACTGGTCGATGTGCGGGATTTTAATTCCGGCCAGTGATGGAACGACACTGGCTTCCAGCCTGTTACGGGAGGCTATCGCCTCAACAATCGCACCGAGCGTGGTGTCATGCCAGGAGCCTTCACGGCGGGAATTGAGCGTCCCGCGAAAATCTGCACTCCGGGCGCGGATGGTGACCACATCCGGTGCGCCCCGGTGTTCAACCTCATCAACGGTAAATTTCCCTTTGCATACCAGGGCAAAACCTTTCCAGCCGATATACACCGTCAGGACAGCGCCACGAACCGGCAGCCCGACCTGCCCGTCGGCATCGTTCAGTTCAATATCAAGCTGGTCAGCCTCAAAGCCCCGGTTATCCGTCAGGGTCATGCTCATCAGACGGTCGCTGATATTGCCGGTAATATCCCTGCTGTCGAGCATCAGCATGTAATCCGGCGTCAGCGTACTGCCTGCATCAAATGTCAGGCATCCAGCATTATCCCGCCCCCGTCATACCCGTGAATTTAGTCGCCATACTGCCAGCCTTACCGATGAGCGATTCCGCCTGTTTACCGATATCGCCATAAAGCGCGGCCAGTGATTCATCAACGCGGGTAAGCGACAGCGTAAAATCAATTTTTCGGGGTGTGCCATCTGCAAAGAAAATACTCCCTGTTTCACTCACCTTGCTGATGACATACATGCCGTAAATCATGCCGGTGCCATCCAGCAACGGCCACGCCCGGCCTTCCTCTGCCATCAGCCTGAGCGTGGTCATCGTCAGCTTCCCGCCGGTCAGTTCGGGATAAAGCACGCCGGCAAGCGTGATGTTTTCCTCACCCACACCGAGAAACTGAAAGGCATCCCGTTTACCGATACGGGAATTTGACGGCCAGCGATAATCTGATTCACGCTGCATGGTCTGGTGTGGCAGCGTCTGGCGCATAAAAACAAACATACCTAACGCGAGCATCATTTTTCGTCACCTCCTTAACCGTCATGCATCATGCTGGCACGGGCGCGCGCACGTTTATCCCGCTCGTATTTTTCGAGCGCATCCTGTAACTGGCGGTCAAGCTGTGTCCCCGGCGCAGTACCACCCGTCAGGCTGATGTGATATTCGTTTTTACTCTGGTCCACATAAGAGCGGCCAGCCGGTGCCGTAACCGGCTGATAAGCCTGATAGCCTGCATAAGAGCTGGTCGCCGGAATATAACCACCGCTGCCATACGTGGCGGCTTGAGTTCTGGCGGCGGTCTGGTCAAGTGTGTCTGACTCTTTGTTGATAACACCGAGTTTTTCCAGTACCCAGTCAATTCCGCTGCGCAGTTTGTTGAACGCATTAAGCGGCAGCATCAGCGCGTCAGCCAGTGCCTGCCCGAACATGACGCCAGTATCACGGCAACGGTTCAGGGTGTCCTGGGTGGCTTTGACCGGGGCAATCAGGTTTTTAAACCACTGCCACGCGGCCTGTAACTTTTCGCCCAGCCAGTCGAACACCGGCTTAAGTGGCGTGAACAGTTCCCCCACCGGCGCAAATGCCGCTTTCAGCCCTTCCATCACACCGCCAAAGAATGCGCTGACAGGCTCCCAGTATTTACGGATAAGCAACGCCCCGGCGACAATGGCGGCCACCACGGCCACAACCGGCCAGCTAATCGCCCCGATGGCGGTCATAACAGCACTGCCAACCGTCGTGAAGACTGCCCCCATTGCGCCTGCTGCCGCGATGATGGCATTGATGCCAGTGATAACCGGCCAGGCTACAAGACCAATGGCACCGATGATGCCAATAAGCGCCAGCGCGCCACCGACAATGAGGCCGATGGTTGACGCCAGTGATTTGTTTTTCTGGATCCAGCCGTCGAGTTTTAACACATACTTTGTGGCCGTCTGCGTGAGCTTACGCAGTGCGCCTTCCTGCTGGTCAAACAGGTCTGTCCCCACCGCTTCATAAGCGGACTGAAACTCCTTAAAGTCACCGCCGAGGTTGTCCTGCATGATTTTAACCAGCTCTTCCGTTTTACCGTCTGAGGCTTTCAGTGTGGCGGTCAGCTTATCCAGTTTTCCGCTTGCAGCCGCTGCCAGTAAAACGTTCGCTGATTTCAGGGCTTCCTCACCAAAAATGGTTTTAAGGTATTCCCCCTTCTGAGACGTTCCCAGCTTGTGTTTATCAAAGCTGGCCTGAATCTCTTTCAGAATGGTGAACAACGGACGCATATTTCCCTTTTTGTCCGAGGTTTTAACGCCAAGCTCTTTGAGTGCATCCCATGCTTTTCCAGTCGGTGCCTGTAATCGGGTGACAACGGCACTGCCACCCGTACCCGCCATTGACCCCCTGATGTTATTGTCATGCAGCACACCTGTCATGGCCGCTGCCTGTTCAAGACTTACACCTGCCGTCCTCGCAACCGGACCGAGGTAAGTCAGTGCATCACTGAGTCCCTGAAAATCAGCCGCCGACTTATTCATCGTTGCCGACAACACGTCGCCCACATGGCTGACATCATCATTTGACAGTTGAAAGGATGCCTTAGTCCCCAGCAACAGTTGCGCGTTTTCTTCCATCGTGCGACGGTTCGCCAGCGCCATATTCAACGTGACCGGCGTTGCCGCCTGAATGGCATCAACATCCCCACCGGCTTTCGCAATAATAATCTGAGCACCGGCTGCATCATCTGCCGAGGCTGCGGTATTGTCGCCGAGCTGGCGCGCCTGCTTGCGGAGCGCGGCCATTTCGGCGGAGTCTTTTGCCACACCGAGCACGGCCTGCAATTCTGAGTTTTTCTGCGCAAACTCATAACCGGGCATCAGCAACTTAACTCCGGCCATCGTTCCCGCAGCAGCAATCCCCACACCGGCAGCGCCCACTGAGGCCATATTTCCGGCCAGTTCCTTTCCGGCCTGATAACGCTGTTTGACTGCGTTAAGTTTTGCCTGTTGCGCACTGACACGCGCCAGCGCGTCACGCTGCCGGTTAAGCTGGGCGGTGGTTTCACTGATACGGTTTTTCAGTCCCTGCTCATCATGTGCAAGATTGCGGGTATTAATTCCCACAGCGGCCAGTTCCCGCTGCTGGCGTTTAACGGAATCCGTCAGGCGGTTATATTTCGCCTGTAAGTCCTCCGCCGCACGCTTCGCGGATTCCAGCACTTTCGCCTGAGCACGGGTCGGACGTTCGGTGTTTTTAAACTGTGTGGCAAGGGCTTCGGCCTCCTGCCGTGCCTTTTCAAGTGCATGACCAGTCACGGCGAGCTGTGCACTGGTCTTGCGAAATCCCTCAATACGGGATGCGTGACCGTTCAGCTCGCGCAGTGATTTTTGTGTTTCCCGGATATCCCCCGACAGCGATTTGCTCGCTGTGCGGATGGATTTAAACGGGCGGGATGCCTGGTCAACAGCCCTGAGCAATACCTGTAATTTTACATTGTTACTCATTCGTGTTTCCGCTTCGCCGGAGCGCCTTTTCGCGCCATGTGATGAGTTCGGTCAGACTCATGGGATACAGTTCTGATGGCGGCCAGTGAAATATCACTGCCACATCCGCCATCAGGTCATCGACCGATAGATTTTTCGGAAACGTCACTGCACCGAGTTCGGCGACAAAAAACCGACCACCTTACCGGCCAGCGCCACAAGGTCAGGCAGTTCCAGTGCGGCGACTTCCTGCTCGGTCAGCATCGGTGCCGTCATGCGCGGCAACACCTTAATCAGTGCATCGACTTCGGAGTTTGCGACCGCTGCCAGACTGACACCGCGCAGCGTCCCGGCACTGGGTTTCATCAGCGTGACCTGTTCGATAACCTGTTCACCACGCTTGACCGGATTATCCAGGGTAATGACGTTTTCTTTGTTCATGGTTTTCTCACTTCTGAATCGGGGTTAACCGGTCAGCCAGGCTGACCGGATGAAAATCACAGGCCGATATTGCGGCGGTGTTGCTCCAGCCGGTCGACGCCGTTCACCTTCTCAATCATGTTGATGGTGTCGATTTCGACCAGCTCCTTACCGTCCATCGTCAGCCGGAAATAGGTGCAGACCACGGAGATTTTCGACTCGGTGTCTTCTCCCTGTTTACCCTCGCCGGTGTCGATTTCTTTCTGACGTCCACGCATGACCACCTCGACGGCCACCGTTTCGCCGGTATCGTCACGCTGGTAAGAGCCTGCAAAACGAATCGGGACGGCATCCACGCCGGTTGCGGCGTAAAGCTCCCAGATAACCGAATCCGGGAAGCCACCGAGCGACCACTCCATTGACAGCGCATCGTCATCAAGGCCGAGGTCTACCGGTGCGCTGCCGTTCATTCCCGCACCGCGATAGTTTTCGAGCTTACGGGTCAGTTTTGGCAGCGTGATGGACTTTGCAACGCCCTGATAGCTGTAGCCGTTCAGAAAGACGTTCATTAACTTGAGTTTGCGCGGCATTGCCATCGGTCAGGCTCCTTAATTGCTGTTAACCGAAGTGACCAGATTTGCCAGGTATTTATCGGTAATACGCTGGCGCAGGGTCAGGTTTTCGAGAGGAGGCACCGGTGTATAGTCGTAGTCGATATACAGTTTTCCGGCCTTGAGGGTTTCCGCATCGTTGGATTCTTCGCTGAACCAGCAGGTCGCATCCACGATATAGCCGTTTGTTTTCAGCTCACGGAATTTGGCATTGATGCCGTCAACGATGTCGCGAATCAGCGTTGCGGTGATGGGCTTGTCCACCGCCCACATGTGCGCCTCAGCCATCGTGTCGGCCAGCACCTGCGCGGTGCGGGTGTAGTTTTCAAAGAGGAACAGCGGGTCATCAGAGCAGGTACGGTTACCCCAGAAGCGGAAACCGTCACGGCGAATCAGCGTTGTGACGCCTGACTCATTCAGCAGGTCAGCATCGGTGCCGGACTCCTGCAAATCCCAGAATACAGATGCGCTGATGCCGGTAACACCATTTACCCCGACGTTGGACAACGTTTTATGCCAGCCCTGCTCCTGGTCGATTCTGGCACGCAGACCCAGCGCACGGGCGGTGGCATACGCGGTGGCGGTGGTGCTGCTGACCGTATCCCATGCGAGGAAATCCGGCCAGATGACCATCAGCTCACGCTGGCTGAAATTCTGGCGGTAGGCTTTCACCTCGGAAATGGTTTTACAGCCCCATGCGCTGATATACCCGAAAGCGCGCAGCTTCTGACAGACTGATGCCAGTGCAACAGCCACCTCTTTGGTGTCCAGTCCCGGCACGCCGAGAATACGCGGTTTAACACCGGTTACTGACTCCGCCGCCAGCAGGGCTTTCAGTCCGGTGTACTGACCGTTTTCGTCGGTGGTGCCGATGATATTGGAAACGGTCTGCGCAAGTTTCGTTTCTTCGTCGTCGCCGGTGCCGTCTTCCACCGCACGACAACGGTGACCGGTTTTGACTGGTCAGCGATGGCCTGCAACGAGCCGCCAGCGTGCCTTTTTTACCGGCCTTTGCAATTGCGCTCTGCACATTGGTAATCAGCACAGGTTTATTGAGGGGAAAGGTTTCCGCATCCGCATCGCTGGCCGTGCAGACCATGCCGACAATGGCAGTGGATACGGTGGAAATGACGCGGGTGCCGTCGTTAATCTCCAGCACCTGCACGCCGTGATGATAGTCACTCATCCGTTTAACTCCGTGGTTAATGGGTGCAACTATTTTCTGTTGTGCAGAGCATGAGACGCTATTTGACCTGGCTGGTCAGGGGATGAAACAACAGATAAAGAAAATGCGGGCAATTCGCCCGCCTGTCCTGATTTGTACTCACTCATTTTCCGCCTGACAATTTACATAGCCCAAATGCTATCAAATCTGACAGTCTGCTTTGAGCGAAGAGCGGACTTGAGACTATTGTAAATGAAAACCATATAATTTTAACCGGCAGAAACACATGAGTAATTTTAAGGCTAATTAGTTATCTGGGAGATGAGGGGCAAAGCACGATATCGTACACCAATGGAATAAGCTTATGATTAATATAAATATAAAAGGCAGAAAGCCTTCCTCAAAATGGCTTGAATCGGGTGCATCTGTCTGCGAAACGATTTTTTAGACGTTTTTATCGCTTTCAGTTCAGTTTTCCCCTCGAATCCAAGTGACAAAGCCGATTTAGTTTTCACACATCCGTACAATGTGCATCCCTCGATGAGCCTTTTCAGGCAAAGTTACGGGGATGCTTGATTCATTTAAACTGAGTTAGTACAACTTAATTAATAATATCATTTATGCTAGAGTTGAATATTCTCCATTTCCTCGGTCGGTGAGTGTTAATTCGCGGCCATTTTCTGTAAATGTAATGGCATCCAGCAGGCTTTTTCCTGTTACAGCTATACCATATCCAAGGTTATCAATCTTTGAACTGTCCTCAGATGATATTGGTATTTGTACAAGCATACCAACAACAAAGCCGTATTTGTTAATTATAGGGCCACCGCTATTCCCCCCCTTAACCCTAGCATTGAATAATAAAAAGTCTTGTGAATCTAAGTAAGAGTGACCAGAACCAACAATTCGCCCCTTTGACAGTCGGACAAACGAATTTATATGCGAAACGTCATATAACTTTAATGCATCAAATCCTGGAATGGGTGGAAATCCTATTGATAAAATTTCATCCAGTACCGAGGCTTTGGTTGAGACCTTAAGTGGTTGAATATTATCTTCATTCGGAATGGTTGTGAAAACTAAAGCGATATCAATACGTTCATCGTTAGATACAAAGATTTTATGTATTGGTAAAGCCTCACCACCAGCTCTAAGTATCCTGATACTCTTCATGTCTTCAATAACATGTCTGGCTGTAAATATCGTGTGGTTATTCCCAACAATAAAACTAGTACCAAGATCATGTGAACCATCACTTTTTTCAACAACAACAGGTAAAACGGAAGGACTAAGGCGGTCTATGATTGACTCAAATCCATCAGCTATAAAATCATACTTTCCATATTTCGCATCTGATTCATTGAAATTCGGTGCGAAATAGCAACGGTCCAAAAGAGTATGTCCTGAAGATAATTCCATTAAAATACCTTCAGTTGCTAGCTTTTCACAATTGCGTATTAACTTCATCATATCGAGAGTATTTTCCCACTCAGGTTTGAGACGGGTCAGGCTCTCAATTGTTTTTCTCTCTTTTACGTTATCGTTTTCCGGTTTGTCATAAAAATATTTCACTATTTCTGTTGGTGTTACATATGTTTTTTTTATAGTCATTTTTGTACCCGCGATGACGTTATTCCATATATTTTTCTTTGTAGAAAATATCACTATTGCTGGTAAATGTTAAGTTCAGTGCTCGCACTAAAGCTGGATGATCAACGTCGCCCTCGTATGGAAATCAGGTAAGATTCATGTCTACTTGGGGTCTAGGGTAGACAGCATAAAAACGTACGATAGCGTTCGATTGGCTCTCACCCCCGCCTATAAACCATGAGGTTGATAGGGTAGTATCGTTAGGCAATAGTATACATGTAAGTATCCAACCTAATTGGTCTTGAGATTTCTAACTAACGTGTCGTTATGTCCGCTCCTGGCACAGAGCGGACTGTCAGATTAGGCTTTACTCTGTTCTATAGGTATGTAAGCTCACACAAGAGTTCATACAACTTATTGCGGCATTTCCGGCCATTCAGGATTTGCAGGATCCACACGACTGATCAGAACGCTGTAGCGTTCCCATGATTCCAGTCGGCTACGCTCCTCATCTGTTGCCATGTTCAGTCTGACCGCGCGCTCCAGCGGCAAAATCACGGATTCAGCATCTGCAAGAAGTCTGGCTTTCCGAATTTCTGCCTGCTGCTGTAATTCCTCTGCCGTATAAATGCGTTTAATCACTTTGCCGTCCTTAAACATCCAGTTCCCTGAAATGTCCGCCCGTCGGTTAGCAGTAATATCCGCCACTTCAACAACACTTAATCCATCCGGTCTGATAGCTGTCACATCCTTTTCCACATAGTGGATGATATTATCTTTGTCGTACGCTATTTTTATCGTGTCATCAGCAAAATACTTTTGTTCTTCGTACCAGTTCTTACCATCTTCTGAAAAAAACCAGACAACATCAAAGTCCTTTGTCAATTGATATTGTTCAACCGTTTTTGGATTCCCCGCCGTAATATTTTTTAAATGCTGCATAAATTATACCTGCGCCACGTTATACCATGTCCCGTTAATGTATTTCTGCACCGGTCTGTAATATACGCCACCAATGTTATCGGCAGAGTTTGAGCCGGTATCCTGAACAATAATGCCGGTATATACGCAACCTGACGGAGCCTGATGCGTCCATGTAGTACCATTATTTGCTGGTTTATATGTAGATGCACCGCCCAGCCGCATGTCTCTCACATAACGTGAATCTGACTCAGTTTTGGTGTATGCACCAACATCTCCCGCTGAGGGTTTATGAGCAGTTGTATATAGTTGCGCCCATCCAGACCAGTTAGCATCTGTGGTATCTCGTCGGGAACGAATATATGCCGGAGCATGAGCACCGCTGGTTCCACTCCAGCCAATAAGTAACTCACCCTCTCCTACTGCGGTTACGCCAGTGAGATGAAGCACATTACCATAGGCTGTTGGGTAGCCATTGTTGTATGCCTCATACATCTGAATACCTGGTGTCCCCTTTACGCTCCCACCTAATGCATTAACACGGTTTCTGGATACCAGTGTATTAATATTTATATCGGCAGAGCCATCAAATCTGACACCATTAATATTTCTTGCGTTCGCTAACTTCGTTGCTGTTGCAGCATTTCCTGAAAGGCTGGAAATAAATGGATGTGAACAGTAATAACCACGTCCATTTTTAAAATCCAGAATAGCCTGTGCGTTCGTGCTTTCTGTAGCGGGATTAGTTGCCCCCCACTTATATGTCGTTTGACCGACGACATAATCCTCTGTCGGAACAATAACCGTTAGCCCTTCCTCTGCAAGAATTTGTACAGGGAAAGCTCTGGCTTCAACATAAAAAACACTACATACATCATCATCTTTCAGGCTTGTAACAATGGAATGGATTGAACGCTCATTAGTCTGATACGTCCAGAAATAACCTGCCGCATATGAACCACGATCAGTCCAGCCTCCGGGCATAACCATGCCATTAAACTCGCAGTTATTCATTACATAATCGCCGTTATAACAACCAGTGGAAATAACAACGCGGGATGCCATTTCTCCTGAAAGGCTGGCAGCACGGCGAAAGATAACGGGGTACCACTTCCCGGCAACGACATTTGCAGGGGCTGCAAACGAATACTTTCGCATTCCCTTTTTCTTATCCACTTCACCTTTGCTGTAAACATTAATGTTACTCAGGAAGCGTTCTTTATCAGGGATATCCGCACCGTTCTGATCTTTCTGAAGACGTTTTTCAGCATTGTCATAGGCAGACTTCACCGCCTTTGGCGTTGCAGCCTGCGTTTCAGAATCACTGTTGGTGGCGCTACTGAGCTGGACAAGACCTTTTCGCGCCGTGGTGGCATCCTGTGCAGTGTATTTCCCGTTAGCAAGGTCATATGCTGTCTTAACCGCCTTTGGCGTTGCCGCAAGCGTTTCAGAATCGCTGTTGGTGGCGCTACTG